CGGCAATGATCGCAGACATGATTTCCACCAGGGCCGCCGCCTTTGATGGCCCCTCAGCTACAGCCCGAATCTACACTCGCTTGACGGACGTGACCCTGACCAGAACGTAAGCTCGCCAACCCGATGCTGTTTGGCATGGCAGGTGTTGCACAGCGGAACGGCATAGCGGTCGCCCGGCTTCCTCCCCACACCACCATCGGTTCCGGTACGTACATGGGCGGCCTCCGATGGTGCTGCTTTGCCGCAGGCTACGCAGGAGAGCTGACGGACAAAAGTTAAGTGCGCCATCCGGCTACGCGAGTTCGGCTTTGGCTTGCCGCGGGCTATGATGCGGGGAATTCGGGGTGCGGGCATCGGTCTGAGGAATTGCCAGCGGGTTCGACTTCAGGCGCAGCATAGGGTGGACTGAGCTACGGGCGGGCGAGCCCCGCCGACTTCCTTAGAATGTCTCATCGAAAGTCGCGCCTCATCTCGATGAGTGCAGCGTTTGCGTTCTGGGATTGTCGCCGACCGGGACACTTTTACGGAGCCCGACCCGCCTTCCATAGCTGGAGAAATCGGCTTCTGCATGCCGCCGAACCAGCTTTTAGGATATTCGAAGTCGTCACTATTGAGGGCGTCTCCGTCACGGGACAATTGCCAGACTTGCTCGCAGCGCCGCACCCAAGGCTAACCTCCCTTGTGGAACTGGCGCCTCATTTGTGGCGCGGATCTTTTCCATGACGCTCTCGACGAAGAAGTTGAAGATCCGCAGCTCACGGTCGAGGGTCTTGATGTACTGCTCGTCGGGCTCAACCCGCATGACAACCTTCGGGAGCACGTCGTGCCAGCACAGGATATCGACCCAGCTTCGCTGGCAAACGTAAAGCTGACCTTGCAGCTGAGGCCGGAAGCGTTCATTGAGCTCTCCGGAAATCCAATATTCGACCTGGGTGTGCGGTAGCGGGGCCTTGATTTCCAACAGGCCTTCGTCGCCGACGAGCCGATCGGGACTGCATCCGACCGTGTAATTGTCATCGGTGACGAAGCCGACCTTCTGCACGCTGACGTCTTGATCGAATTCATACCAATCGGCGGCCTCGGCTTCGACGATCAAACCGCGCTCCATGGCAGGCGAATTATAAAACTCGATTTTCCGTTGCAGTATCCGCTCGGCGATTAGCACGCATGCATACTCCCGCCACTGCTTTGATGGCTTGCCCTGGGGCGTAACGATTTTGTGGAAGTTGGAGCTCGTTGGGGTACCCAGCTTGAGGCGGTCATAGCCTTCCGAGTATTGCACCAAATCACGATGGTAGATGGGCATGACCGACCTCGGCTTTGGCGATCTGTTCCTCGAGCGTGCTGACGGCCTTGCGATAGTCCCGCGCGGCAATCGTCGCGACCGCCGCTTCGAGAGAACCGGCTTCCGCTATGGTCTGAGCCTTCATGTATTTCAGAAACTTCGGCCCGACTTTAGCTTTTTTGATCAACTCGAGAATTGTCTTAGTCCGGACCTCGTCGATTGTTCCTCCGGTGCCGTCGTCATCATCCCCGACAACCACGATGTTGAAGATGTTGCAGACGATGTAGCGCCGGAGAAAAGAATTGGTGCTCCCTACTGCTTGCACATTCGACTTGCCACCCGTCGTGTCCGGCGGCGCCAGCATAAAGGAATCTTCATAATGGCCTCCCGGCAGGTGCTTTAGACGACCGCGGATCAGGATTTGGCCGCCCTCCCGCGGTTCGTCGGAATAGGAGAGATCCATCTGCTCTTCCGCCAACAGCGGGCGCAGATGTTTGTCGATCTCCTCCAGCGGAGCGTATTTAAAGGCTTCGCAGATGCCGTACTGAGGTTTATCGTTGTCGATTTCGTATCGAGCGGGCCTGTTCTTGACGATTTTGATGTCGGCGAGCTTTTTGAGGATGCGGCCCTTTGCGGCGTTGTACTGGAGCTCCGCGTCTTTCGCCTTCAGGCGCTCATAGAGTGCCATTACCCGATCGAGCTTTTCGACGTCCGCACAGGCGTTGAGTGCGATCCTGTTGATCAATGCTAAGACTGTGGAGGCACTATCACCTGCCGGTGCGGTCGGTGATGGGGCGGCCGCCCCTCCACTCTGCTCGGTCGCTGCTGCGATGCTAGCCTGCTTCCTCATCAGAGAACCTCCTCGTCCAGCTTGGTCTCGGCACGTTTCCCGTTTGACTCTGCGACGGCCATTCCCAATCGGGTTGCAACAGTGCCTCCGGATCGATCCCGGCATCGCGCCTGCGCTTATCGTTCAGCAGTGCGCTCTCCACGGCGTGTTAAGGGGCTCTAGAGAGACCGACGGTGATGCTTCATTGCTAAAACCAGCTATGTCGCGCAGCAGCTGATCGCCGTGACCCCTTTGCAATAGGAGAACGGCGTGAGTTGCCCCAGCGACAAAGTAGTTGCGCATCAGCGGAGGGATGACGTCGCTCAGCGGAAAATCGGCGACGCAGCTGTCGAGGATATGGAGCCATGCCTCGTTTAGCGATGAAATCATTGGCTTGCGCTCGGCGAGGATCTCTAAGCGGAAGTTCATTTGCTTCCTGTGGGCTCATCACTTTTCTCTTGATCCCAAGTTATTGTCACAAAATTTGACAGAATAGCGTCACTATGTCAACAAAAAGTTATTGGCAACTTAATTGATTAGTTCCCCTCTTATATGCCTTGAAATCACTTGACATTCCGTAAATTAGTTATGATTACTGACGTTAACCAGTGACCTGTTGAGGCATCCATGAGCTCAAACTCCACAAGACTATCATGGGGCGCAGCTTGTGGCAGAGCAGCGCCATCAAAACCGGCGCATGTACCTACCGGGATCGATAGCGGCGTAACAATGAAGCTGGGCGACCGTTACGCGGTTCCTCTGTGTCCCACGTCCATGCAAAACAGTATCAGGTTGGCGAACCTAACTTCTGGTCCAGACTCGGCATCGATCATCTCAGTATCGCGTTGCGGTTTGAATTGTGTCGCCTATTTAACGGTCGAGGAGCCCATGATTTTTCGCGCGCCGCAGCGCATCGATCTCACGAAAGGCGATGCCGAGTGAACGCACCACTCCCATAGAGCAGAGCCTCGCCGCGGAAATCGACGGACTTTTCGTTATCAGCTGTGGACGGCATCTGCCGGGTCGGCTCCTGTGGTGAGATTTCACTGGCCTGAGCCCACATGTCATATTACAGCGGGGGTCCCAGGAGAGCACGATCGGCCGCTGCAGAATTCCAAAGCGGCTGAAAAACCTGCACAAAAACCTGGCGCGGGAAGCCACAGCGGTTCAGCTCGACTTCCGCTGTGCCGCGAACCACTCCGTGGAGCCGGGTTGGGGCAGGGCTTGCGTTTGTTGCAGCTGGCTACGCTGCTGGGCCGTTTCTGTCGTAGGCTTCGATTTCTCGACCGGCAACCCCAGTGCTTGGCGCCTGTAAAGTTCGAATATTCCCCAGCTATTCATCGGCTGCAAAACGAGATCGGTCAATGCCCACACTAGCGCGTCGACACGTCCGGGAGAAAAGCCGGCTCTGGCTCTGTCGAACGGTACAGTAAAGGCGCACATCTGATCCTCGAGCTCCCGAAAGGTGCCGACATGGTGCACGCGTCCCTGTTCGTAGAGCGCGGCGACCGGTTCCGCACGGGTCACTTTTCCACGGCTGGCGGTGACCGCACGATACGCGACGTTCCGATCGACGGCTCGCATCGTCGCCTCCACCATTTGGCCTCCGAAATTCGTCTCGGCCACAATGCGGTCGGCGCGGAGCTCGTAATACAACTCTATCGCTCGCTTGGCCCACTCCGTCGGTTGATATTTTCCGGACGCATCGGCGAGAATCCATGCGTGACCGTCGTCATCGACGCCGGCGACCACTATGCCGCATTCGTCCGCCTCCTCGCCGCCGGAGCCGCTCGGATCGATCGCGACGACGATCCGCTGGAGCGCCGGTGCCTGACTGCGCCGAAGCCTATCGAGTTGGTCGAGCCTCCACAACGCGCCGGGAACATCGACCAGCAATTCGCCCATTAGTTCCTGACGGCCCAGCCTTGTGCCTTCGTATTTCTTCGTGATCAGGTCGAAGAACTGCGGCGCCAGGTTATTGCGGTTTTCATAGGAAGTCCCGCGCGTCACGACGACGCCGGCGCCCTCGCGGTTCACCAGATCCTTGATCAGCTTGGTGGGCCGCGGTGTCGTCGCGACCGCGCAGAGTGGCCGGGCGCCCAAGCGCAATCCCAGCATGAGGTTATCCCAGGCCGCCTGGTACCGCCAGCTGCCAAGTTCATCAACCGCGGCCAGATCATGTTGCGGACCACGGAGCCGTTCCGGCTCGTCTGCACTGTAGAGCGTCGCAATCGCCCCTGAGGGCCATGTTAGCCGTCGCTTGCTCGGTTCGAAACACGGTCGAAACCACGGCGGCGAACAGGCGAGGATACCGCTTGCGCCTTCGACCAGAATATTCCTTGCATCGGCCGCCGTCGGCGCCACCAGCGCCACTCGCATTGCCGCGCCGGCGGCGACCTTGTCGATCACGAATTCGACCAATGCTCGGGTCTTCCCGAACCCACGACCGGCGAGCAACAGCCAGGTGAACCAGTCCTCATCTGGTGGGGGCAATTGGTTCGGCCGCGCCAAGATCGACCAGCTGCCCAATTCGTCGAGTGCGGTTGTGAAATCGGTCCGTTTCAGTATCGACATTGAGCACCTCGGAAACCAGAAGGTCAGCCGTCTCGTCGCTCTTGCCCTGCGCACCTGCGCGCCTCAGCGCACCCGCTTCGAAAGCAGCCTCAAACAGCGGTGGATCTGATCCAGCCGTCAAAGCTTAAAAATGACCGCAATTTTCCGGCGCGGTCAGAGGCTATGCGGGATTGACGATCATAACCTTGTCCCACGATTTGCGTAAATTTCTCGGTGCTGTGTAAATCGGCAAACAGAGTTGCTCAGCCGGTCACGGATGGCCAATGCCGGGATTGAGACATCCGTTCATGGCTGGCTCTTTCAAATATTGCCGGGAAGCTGCGCCAGCTCGGCACAGGCCGCAGCGCAGACGCGCACAATTTCACACCCTATTGACTGAAGCGCTATCAACGCCGGCTCATGGTGGCAAAGCGGACGCAGAGCAAGGCCGCGGTGCCGATCGTCGCGAACATTCCCGGTGCTACCGGGGCCGGACGACACCAATGCAAGAATACTGTTATCCTCTGCGCGGAAGGCGTAGCCGCCGGACGACTGGAAGCGCCCAATGGGACCGGCGCGTGATACCGCCGCGCCCTTATCGAATTCCCGCACATGCCATTCATCGTTACCACGTTAAATCTCTAAGACGGCAATTAATACCATCGCCTTGTTATCGGGGTGTTAAATTTAGCACATGCGATATTCGCCGACCCATTGTATCCCTCAGCTTCCCGCCACAACCCAGAACGACGAATCCATCGTTCCATCAACTATTTTATATAACGCGAAAATAGCGAGTTTTGCTCTCATCTCCGGAATGTCGCTGTTGTGAGCATCGGATCTTACGATAATGGCAAATACATGGCTATACATATGGAATAAAGCTTTTTATGAAGTTGATAATAATATTGCTTGACCCTCTTGTCAACGGGTGCTACAAAACACTCTACTGGATGGCTGAAACAGAAGTCGCCTCCGGGTTAAAAAATAATCGCCCTTCACCTGCACGCCGGCCGAAATAGGCCGGCAAACATATTTTGACCGGCCCGGTTTCACCGCTGTGCAGTCAGCGCGCGAACGCGGGATGATGGATAGTGGAAATGATGATCATCAATATTCGGCGAAGCGTCTTGATGACAACCCTCGCCTGGAACCTCTCGAGTGCCGCTAAACCAGTCAGCATCGTTCATCGCAGCCAAGCAAAGCCTTCCTCCGGTCTCACAGGCAATGAGGGCTCGACGCACTACGCGCGATTATGTGGAAGGCCGATCGGCGCCGGACGGGGACACATCCGATGAGAAAGGTGAAACTCACTCCAGAGCGTCAGCAGCATTTTATCAAGGCGCTTTCCGAGACCGGCAGCGTTACCAACGCAGCGGCATTGGCCTGCACAAGCCGGACCCGTGTCTACGAAGTGCGAAAAGTGGAGCCGGCTTTTGCCGCCGCCTGGGAAGAAGCTGAGGAGATCGCCGCCGACCGACTCGAGAACGAGGCGAGACGACGCGCCGTCGAAGGCGTGCCAGAACCACTGGTTAGTGCGGGTAAACTGGTTCGCGATGATGATGGCCAACCGATCATGGTCCGCCGCTACTCAGATAACTTACTCTTAGCGCTGATCAGAGCGCGGCGGCCACCACCGCGCGAACGATCGGTGCGCTTCCAGCTGCCAGTGCTCCGTTCGACGGCCGATGCGGCCGAAGCGATGGCCGCAATCGCAGCCGCCGTCGCATCCGGCGCGATCACACCGGGCGAAGCAGCTGAGTTGTCGCGGCTCGTCGATGCTTACACCAGAGCAATCGACACCGACGGGATCGTTCAACGACTCCAAGCTCTCGAGGCTAAGCTGAACGTGATGACACCGCAGACCGGCATTGCCGCCAGTCGCGTGCGCGGCGGCCGAATCAAGCCCAATTGAACCCCTGCAATGAGAGCGGCTGCATGATCAACTGTCTCTCCCCGCGAGAAATCAGATGAGTGTCATTAACCAGCATATCAAACAATGGCTGGCCTGTTTGGAGATGAAGGCAGCGGCGACGCACTGGGCCGATCGGCACGCAGCGCATCACCGCAATACCCGCCGCGCCATCGTCGAGATCTGTGAGGCAATCCGGGAGCGGCTCTCGCTGATGGGCCTCGATCCGACGCTTGCCGTCAGCTTGCTGCGCGGTCAGGAGGCGGCGGGCGAACTTGCTTCGATTCCAGATTCAGAGGCGTTACGGGCTGCTGATGCGGCGATCACGCGCGGCGATCACCATGACGGTGGGGGAGCATCAAGCATAATCACGGCACAAGCCGCGCGAATGGCAATACATCTGCGCGACCGGTCTGAGCCCGACTTAACTCGTGCCTCGCTGGCCGAGCTTTTTACATTTTGTTTCCCTAAGGAGAAATTGCCCTGAGGTGATTGCTGTCGGTCGCTTCGTGTAGGAGCCCGAAGCCCTCACGCGCGCGTAAGGGTGTCCGGCGTGTTCCGAAACCTTCAAATCACTCGGCTGCACGAGATGCGGCAGGTGAGAAGCCTCGTCGATTTATCCTTATCGGTGCCGCAACCAGCGACGGCGAAGCTGAACGCACTGCGTCAGCCTCTCGATGTGGATGTGCCGAGATGAGGAGCCTGCCGGAGATGGCGAATGATCGCGAGCAAGTGATCGAGATCTTCGCGTTTGGGAGCGATGCGCACAATTATGTGAAAATCGTTGAAACGATAGGTTGAAACCACAAGTAGTGCGGCGCTTGCGATAAGGGATCGTCACCGCTGGCTCGAGGAGAGCCGATTGTCAGATGAGAATTTGGCGCGCAACAGGCAGATCGAAGACAGCGTCGGCCGGTGCTGGCCTCTAAAGAGACAGCTCCGCCGTGTCCGTCCCTCCTCGGTATTCTCTCTCAGGCCAACTTCGTATCGAGGGAGTTTCGGTACCACTCGTAAGTGTGGCGTATTCCCGCTTCAAGATCGATCCGCGGGCGCCAGCCGAGCGCGGTTAGTTTGGAAACGTCAAGAAGCTTGCGCGGGGTTCCATCGGGCTTCGAGTCGTTGAAGACGAAATGCCCCCTGAAACCGACGACATCAGCAATCAGCCGAGCAAGCTCAGCGACGGTAACATCCGTGCCCGTCCCAATGTTGATCGGCTCCTCGTCCGACCAGGTTTTCAACAGAAACACCACTGCATCGGCCAAATCGTCGACATGCAGGAACTCGCGACGAGGACGGCCGGTACCCCAGATCTCAACCGTATCTAGACCGTTCCGCACAGCCGCGTCGATCTTCGCGAGCAGAGCAGGCAAAACGTGGCTGGAGAGCAGATCGAAATTGTCGTTGGAGCCGTAAAGGTTCGTCGGCATTACCGATACGAAATCGCAGCCATGCTGCCGGCGGTAGGCCTGACACAGTTTAAGCCCAGCAATTTTGGCGATGGCATACCACTCGTTGGTCGGCTCGAGCGGGCCGGTCAGCAAGCAACTTTCGGGCATCGGCTGCGGTGCGAGGCGCGGATAAATGCAGGAGGAGCCAAGGTACAGCAGCTTCACGACACCGACGCGCCGCGAGGCCTCGATCACATTGGTTGCGATCGCTAGATTATCATAAAGAAAGTCGCCGGGATGCATATCATTCTCATGAATGCCGCCAACCCGCGCCGCCGCGAGCAGCACTGCCTCCGGCCGATGCTCATCAAACCAGCGATCGACCGCCGCCTGGTCGCGCAGGTCGACCACATCACGGCCGGCCGTTTGAATTTGGCATTTCTCCTGTGCGAGCCGGCGGATCAGCGCCGAACCCACCATACCACGGTGCCCGCCGACAAATACACGTTTTCCACTGAGCGGGAAGAGTGTCTGAGACACCATATTCTTAACCGCTTGCCGCCACAGCGGCGCCTCGGGTCGGGTCGGCAAAGCCAGCCTCGTTCACAGCCCTCTCGCGCCGCGCGAGGTTGATGTCGTGCTCCACCATCATCTTCACCAGCTCTCGGAAGGTGACCCGTGGCGCCCAGCCGAGAGCTGCTCGAGCCTTGGCGGGGTCACCGCGCAGTGCATCAACCTCGGTTGGTCGGAAATAGCGGCGATCGACTTCGACGTAGCGCTGCCAATCGAGGCCGGCCACCCCGAATGCGATCTCGACGAGATTGCGCACGCTGTGCGCTTCACCGGTAGCGATGACATAGTCATCAGGTTGCTTTTGCTGCAGCATCAGCCACATCGCCTCGACATAGTCGCCGGTAAAGCCCCAATCACGCTGCGCTTCGAGGTTTCCAAGGTAAAGCTTGTCCTGAAGGCCCTGGCTAATCCGGCCGACCGCCCGAGTCACCTTACGAGTGACAAAAGTCTCACCGCGCCGCGGGCTCTCGTGATTGAATAGGATGCCATTACAGATAAAAAGATCATAGGCTTCGCGGTAATTAACTGCAAACCAGTGGGCTGCTACCTTGCTGACGCCATAAGGACTCCGAGGGTGAAACGGAGTTGTTTCTTTTTGCGGCGGCGGGGCGGAACCGAACATTTCCGACGAACCGGCTTGGTAGTAGCGCACTGCGCGACCGCCATGCAGAGCGTGGTCACGCACTGCCTCGATCAGCCGCAGGGTCCCGATCGCGACAACCTCGGCCGTATATTCCGGAATGTCGAAAGATACCTTGACGTGGCTTTGGGCACCGAAGTTATAGACTTCATCGGGGTCAACCGCTTCGAGTACCCGGCGCAGTCCCGTGCCGTCGGTAAGGTCGCCATAGTGCAAGGTCAGCCTGGTGCCGCCGACGTGGGGGTCATGATAGAGATGGTCAATTCGATCGGTGTTGAAGAGGCTCGCACGTCTCATCAGGCCGTGGACTTCATAGCCTTTCGCAAGTAGAAACTCGGCAAGGTAAGAGCCGTCTTGTCCGGTGACGCCGGTGATCAGTGCTCGTTTCGTCATCTACGTAGTCTATCGATTTTCGGCAGTGCCGTCATCCCGAAACTCAAGCCGTACATGGGCGCACGTTGATTCCGGACCGCTCAACTCAGGTGACCCGTATTGCCAGGGTAAAGCGATAATTTTGACCGCTGCCATGCTTTTAAGTTGGAGCTAGAGCCGGCTTACAGCTAAGAAGGGAGGCCCTCCAACGGGCATTTCGTCTGCCGCCGATATCTTCCGCCGTTTGTGTACAACCGATCGGCGTGTCGAGCAGTGCGCCCTGCGATCCGGCCGCCGGCAAATCGCTCTTCCTCAATGCGCCCCGTGACGTTGTTCGCCGCTTTTTGATAAGTGGGAGATGAAGGGCTGCGCTCGGTCGGCGTGAACCCTCTGTTGTGGACCCCGATCGTGAGACAGCCGGAGCCGTTTTCTAAGGTGTAGCCCGGCCGACTTCAGTACCGGCTGCGATCGCGCTTGGCGCGACGCTTATGACATTGCTTCTACCTTCTTCCTCTTCAATATCAATCCTCTGGTTGGCGGTTGTGCCGGTGGGGATGTGGGCGAAGGCGCAGCCGGTCGGCGAAACCGACCGTCCACATATCCACCGGCATTCTGCTTCGTAGGCCTGACGCGGCGTGCGGTAGCCCAGGCTCTGGTGCTGGCGCTCCTCATTATAAAAGCCGAGCCAGGAGCCGATGCCGGCCTTGGCCTCGGTGACACTGGCATAGGCGTTGAGGTAGGCTTCCTCGTATTTGAGGCTGCGCCACAGTCGCTCGACGAAGATGTTATCTGAAATAGCTTGGACTTAAACTGACAAACGTTGTTGGTTTGCGAAGGGAGCCGGAGGGCGGGACGCGGTTCTCACAAAGAGCCGGGACCGCGACCCGC